CTTGTGTACCAGCCGTTCAGCGTGGCGGGGGTGACATCGTCTGCCGTGTGGGCCTTGATCGTACCGTCAGCCATCGGGGACACGGTGATGGTGGAAGTCTGGGTGTCGGGGTCGGTGGTTTCGCTCTTGGTGTTGGCGTTGATACCGGGGCGGGTTGCCGAACAGTTGTAAAGCACATACTTGCGCCCGGTGGTGTCGCCGTCCACCTCAAACAGCAGGGCGAAGCTGGCGGGCTGGACGTTGGCATTCTCGACAATCAGGCCGTTTTTGCTTTTTGTCATGCCCCAGATGTCAAGCATCATCTGTTCGGGGAACATAGCGACTTCAAAATCGCCGGAATAGCCGTTGTTGCTCTGGCAGACGTAGTACACAATGCCGTCCGCGTAGAACTTCGTAACTTCGCCCTCGGCATCCAGAGACAGCGACACGCTGCCGGGGATGGCAACAGGGGTGTCGAAGGTGATCGTGCCATCTTCGCCAGTCACTTTGTGCTTGGCGTAGTGCGCGTTTTTGAGATTGAAAAGCACTTTATCTTTAGACATTTTTACACCTCAATTTCATAGATGACATAGAACATCTGTTCTTCGTCAATGTAGATTTCATCGGACTTGCTGTAAAAGATGCCCGCCGCCGTCAGCGCTTTTTCAAGCGCCGCTTCGGTATCGGGGTCTTTTTCGGCTGTGTACAGTTCAAGGGCATAGAGGGTCTTTTTGGCGTACACAATGCCATCTGCCGCAAAGGGATTGTCGCGCTCAAAATAGAACACGCCGAACGGCAGATCATGGCCGTTTTTCCATGCGCGGTATGCAAACGGAATACCGCTGCTGTCCAGTACCGTTTTTAATTCAGCCTGCGTCAACCGCAATACCTCCGTTTCAACTTTTTATTGCATATATCGTGCATTTCTGCTATGCTGGTAGTAAATAAATGCGAAAGGGTGTTACTTATGGCAAAGTGTAAACGCTGCGGCAAGTGGGGGTTTTTCTTAAAGCTGAACAGTTTCGGTCAATGCGAAAAGTGTGAAAAGGAGCTTGCAGAAGCGGCACGCCTAGAACGGGAACGCAAGAAAGCAGCCTTTTGGGAAGAACTAAACAATCTTCCGCACGCAGAAATACGCCGTGACGGTGTGAAGCAAAAGGCGCAGCCTGTGTCTTATCTCAAAGAAGCAATGACATATCCCCGCGTTACAGCCAAGAGCAACGCCGCCAAGTTCGCGGATTTTGTTGTTCTGGACACCGAAACAACGGGGCTGTCATGCACTAAAGATGCAGTTCTGGAAGTTGCGGCAATCAAGGTAAAGAGTTTTAAATTTGTTGAGGTATTCCATACAATGATTACCCCCCCCGCAGAAACTTTCGATGGATTCCGCGCGTGAGGCTATGTCCGTCAATGGCATAACACCAGAAATGTTAGAGGGTGCGCCGATGCTGTACCAGATCATCCCGTCACTGCAAGAGTTCATCGGGGATATGCCGCTTCTCGGCCACAATCTGGAATTTGATTTAAAATTCCTGTGCCGCGCGGGTCTGGATGTCACGCCGGAAACGCGCCGCTTCTACGATACCTACGAACTGGCCGGGCATCTGCTGAAAAAGCCAAAGTGGACTTATGACAGGGATTCGGGCGGCTATGGGCCGAACTATAACCAAAACTATGATGTTATGGATTATAAGTTGGGAACCCTGTGCGCACACTTCTGGATTGACAGAATGGATGCGCACCGCGCGTTGGGTGACTGCGTAGATACCGCAAAGGTATTTCGCTACTTGCTGGAAAAGAAGATAGATACCACGGCAGGCTTTGACAGCTAAGTTACTTCGCGCTGTAAATTTTCTTTACACCGTTCATAACACGTTCAATCGCTCTTTCTTCGGCGGGTTTGATGTGCGGGTACGCCTGCACGCGCCCGCCGTTTTTCTTTGCGTGACCGTTTTCCAAGAGGTGGGTAAGCTGCCACGCAGAGCGGTTACGGACAATCTCGCGCAGGCTGTCATTATCTTCCCATAGGGGCTTTATAGACCAGCCCTTGCGATATTTGCCCGTTCTGACAGGTGACGCGCTTTGAATTTCTTCCTTGCAGATTTTTGCCGTTTCACGAATCAGTTCTTTCGTTTCTTCGGTTGCCGCTTTGGAATAAGATTCAAGCTCCTTTCGGATAGCCGCCGCCAGTTGCTCCGGCTTGACCTTAATCGTGCTGCTCATGTGATGCCCCTTTTGGTTGCTGCATACAGTTCCAGCGTGTCAGGGTCAGCCTGATAGGTGCGGTAAATCAGCTTTCTTTTGCCGTCCACCATGGCGTATTTCTCGCCGCTGTAATCCCACGGGTGCAGCACGAATTTCTGTACATTGCTGTACCCGTGGGAACCGGCGGTAAAGGATTCTTCCCGGCTCACGCTCTTAATGTCGCCGTACACGGTCACGCGGCCCATCTCGGTTTCGGTCTGCCTGCCGATTTCATCGGTGCCGGAATCGTCCGTTGTAATCAGAATAATTTCATCGCTGAAATACACGGGTCAATCCTCCAAATACTCCCCGGACAGGCTCAAACTGACCGCAAGGCTTTCATAGCTTTTCTGGAATTTGTCGGCATCGCTGCCGCCGTATCCGAAATTTGCCTTGCAGTACATTTTGACGGCCTGCTTGATAAGCGGGTCATTGTCTGCCGCCTTGATGCCGCGCCGCCGCAAGTCCTGCTTGGCCGCGTCAATCAACCCTTGCAGTTCCGCATCGAACGCGGTATTGTCGCTGCGGATGCGCAGCCATACCCAAGCGGACGCGGACGGCAACGGTAAAGTTTCTGACACCGAGTTCAAAAACGCCCTGCTGCAATCGCCGGGCCTCTCGGATGACGACATCGGCAAAATTTACTTGTCCAGCAAGACCACCGACGACAGCACCGATGAAAAAGCCCAGACCTTCAATGCCACCTACGGCCCGGCGGGCGTTACTGATTATCTGTACCTGCAATATCTGGAGCGTGCCTACCACACGGCAGAAGCTAACCGCAAGATCGCGGCTGGGGAGGGCGGCAACCCCGACGGCAGTTTCAATAAATCCGATTTGGTCAACGCACTGAACTACATGGATCTGACTAACGAGGAACGCCGCGCATATTTCAGCATCGTTGCACCTACTTGGAAAAACCCATATTAACCGGCAGAGGGGGGATACCTACAACAGGTATGCCCCCTCTTTTTGCACTCGTTTAACAAGAAACACTGTCAGCCCACAACACGGCCCTGTGCAGGCACTTTTACTACACCGGAATATACTTTCATTAGTCACTGCCAAGCCACCGCCACAGCGCCTTATTCGCGGGCATAGAGAAAGCCGCCCTCTGCGTACCAGTACAGAGAGCGGCTTTCATCAGGAAGGTCTATCTTGCTCGCCTTCAATGGCGTGTGAAAGGGAGCCTTTATTCAATGCCCAAACGCTTGGAGATGTTTTCCATCAGCCGGCGGTCTGCATCGGTGACGGTCTCCATGTTCGTGACCTCGCTGCGGTCAAGGGGCTTGTCGCCCGCACTGTCGCGGACAAAGGTTGCGGCTTTGGTATCGCCGTCGATAGCACGCTTGATTTGGGATAGGGCGATGGCCTCATACAGGGTGATGCTTTCGCCCTTCTCCGCTGCAAGCTTCTGCGCGGTCTCGGTGATGTAGTCATCCGTCAGGGCGGATGTATCGCACTTCATGGCAAGGATCGCATCCAAAATATCATTCAGAGCCTTTTTCCTGTGGCGCTTCTCTGCCTGTGCAAGCTGACCCTTGCGGCGCACTTCCATCTCCCACGCCTTTTCCTCTGGCGTTGTTGCCGTGCCGAATGATTTCAGATTCCCCATACATCCACACCCCCAATCTGTGGATTACAGTATACCACATTTGCCGGAAAATGTCAAGCCTACGATGCTTTTTAAAGGGTGTCTGCTCCGGGGACTGGCATATATATAGGGGCGCTGGCTCGTTAGGAGACCGGGGGTTCCCCCGCATAGGGGGGATACCACCCCGCCACCCCGGGCCACCCTTTCCGGGAATCGGCCTGCAAAAAAAATAGGCCCCGCCGGGCCTTTGCCATAAAAAAGAGGGGAGCGCCGAAGCGTTCCCTCTCTAAGTTGTTGTTACCAATCAATATCTGGATAATCTGTTAGGGCATCTTCAAAATAAATTTCCCGTAATGCATCAATGGCATCCTCTCTGCCAATGGCGCGCAATTCGTCGACGGCGTCCGACAATAAGACATAGTTTTCACAAATATCGATTTGCCCATCTTTAAAGCCAGTATCATAATCTTCGCCATTTTCTTGTAGATGTTGCTTATAGCATGGGCCGCAGAGAAAACACTCTACATTGTTGGAAAAAGCACCCATATCTATTGCGGTGCTTTTTGGAATCGTTTCTTCGCAATTCCAACAGAAACATAAATCTTCTCCAACACCGGCCGCAATCTCATCCCTTGCTGCGCAGTCCCCACAGAATGGTGAACCGCTCTGCATTACATAGGTATCCGCAGAAACATCAAGAGCTTTTCCGCACTCGGAACAGTTTACAGAAGATGAACACGCAGATAGAGATAATGCGGTACAAGCTAAACATGCGGCAATAACTTTTATATTCATTGTAACCACCGTCAATATCTGTTGTAGATCTGCCCACGATTCCCGGCATCCACAACCCGCACAATCAACTGCCCGTTGTCCACCGTGTAGATAATGCGGTAGTCACCCACACGCAGCCGAAAGAAGCCCGGATGCCCTTTCATCTGTTTTCGGTCTCCCTCGTCGGGGAGTTTGGCGATTGCCTTTAAGACTCTGGTTTCATCCGGGCGCGGCAGCTTTTTAAGGAACTTTTGCGCGTCCTTCTCAATCTTGATTTGGTATTTCATAGCGCAATACCTTCCTGCGCCGCGAACTCTTCCAAGCTGATGCTTTCGTGCTTATCAGGCGAATCATCCTTTAGATAATCGTCAACCAGCTTTTCACAGAAACGATCATCCTCTAATTCATCGTCAAACTCAACGCCGCGCAGGAACATCAAAATAGCCTGCATCTTGTAATCTGGTAAGGTATCAATAATCTGCTTTGCCTGCTCTCTCTCACTCATAATAGCGCCCCCTTTACGGTTTGTCTTTGTTTAGCTGTTGGCTGATTGCTGCCACAATATACGCATTCAGGCTAACCCCCTCTGCATCGGCAGCGGCCTGTACTTCATCCTTTGTCGGGCTGGTATCTTTCTTTAATACGAGGTTTACACGGTCGTAGGCTTTAGCAATATATTTATTCACCGCTTTCTGACCTGCTTTTGTTGTTGGCATAATATCACCTCATAAATATTATACTCCCAATCGCATATTTGCGCAAATACAAAAGTGCACATATATTTGCGCAAATAGTTGTGCATTCTGCATATTGATATATTTGCGTAAATATACTATAATAAGACCATAGCAAGCGGGAACACCCCGCAGCTACAGCGAACCGCCGCAAGGCGTCAGGAAAGGAAGAGGTGAAAATGAAAACGCCCAGCGCAAGCGAACTGCTCGTACAGGAAACCCGCACGGCTGAACGGCTTCGGCTCTTGATGCTCGCCAACGAGTGCAAGACCATTGAAGAGTTCCGCCAGCGTTTGGCAGACCTGCTCAAGTAATAAGGGTGCCGGCCCTCTCCAAAGCACCGACACCCAAAAACAACCCGCCAGCGCGGCGAGTTCGCCGCCGTGCTGACATCTTTATTATAACGCAATGTCGGGAAAGGTCAAGGCGGACGTCAAGCGAAAGCCCACCAGAAACGCCAGACAATACGCGGACAGGATTGCAAGAACCGCCACAGAGCGTGCAGACAGCACCGAGCCCCCGCGAACCTTAACCCCTACAGCAAAAAAAGAAAGCGCCCCGCACCAGCCGACCAAAGCAACCGCGAGACGCACCACATTAAGGGCAAGCCTATTATAGCATGGTTTGCCCCGCAAAGTAAAGGAGTATACCATGAGCAGTACCGAAATTTTGTCCCTCGTTGAACAGTACAAAGAAGCCCAGCAGCTTATTGAAGCCGCACAGGCCGAGATGGACGACCTCAAGCGCCAGATCACTGAAGAGATGACCCGCCGGGATGTGGACACG